ATCCGAAGGCCTCGGTGGAGGATCGCGTCAAGTGGCTTGCCAAGCTCCTGCATGAGATCCGCGGCGACTCGTTCTGGCTGTACCCGGAGCAGACGGCTCGGTCGATTCTCTCGCCCCAGAACAAGGACTCGTGGGCGGACTCCCGGCGCTTCTACTTCAATCAGATCACTGCGACGGAGGAGGCGTGGCTCGATCGGCAGGACATCCGCGCCGCGATCGACGACGAGGTCGCCTACCAGCGTCGCAATGCCAGCTCCGACCTCGACAACTACGAGGTTGGCTGGGCGAAGGTGTCTCCCTCGGATCCCGTCGTGCTGTTTTTCGACGGCTCCAAGTCTGATGACGCGACAGGCCTCGTTGGGTGCCGCGTCGAGGATGGCTACGTGTTCACGGTGGGGGTCTGGCAGAGGCCGAAGAACCTGGTGGATGAGGAGAAGGAGCGCTGGCGCGTCGATCGCTCGAAGGTCGACGCCCAACTGCGCCGCGCGATGGCCCGCTTCAATGTCGTCGCGTTCTTTGCTGACCCCTCTCACGCGAAGGACGACTCCGACTATACTCCGTACTGGGACTCGCTCCTGGATGAGTGGCACCGGGACTTCTCTGATCGCCTGGAGCCTTGGGCGACGAACGGTCAAGGCGGTCGGAAGCACTCGATCATGTGGGACATGACGTCGCCGCAGAGGACCGCCCAGTTCGTCGAGGCGGCACAGAAGACTGTCGACGACTTCCAGAGCCTCGACATCAAGATCGACGGGCATCCGGCGCTCGTGGCGCATTTGACAAACGCCCAGGAGCGCGAGGATGAGAAGAACGGCATTACACTGGGCAAGGAGTCCCGTTTCTCGTCACGAAAGATCGACCTCGCCGTCTGTCTCGTCGGCGCGAGGATGCTCGCACGTATCGTGAAGCTGGGCGGGTATGACGAGAGTGGCGCTGGAGAGTTCTGGGGGAGCTAGTGACAGTGATCGAAACGGCGCAGAAGGCGCCGGGAATCAATGCCAAGGGGCGCAAGGCGTCCTACGTCTCTGACGTGCTCCGAGCCTACCTTCCGGCCTGGGTGGCACAGCGCGACGTGGCGCTTGCTGTCGACCCCTACCTCCGTGGCGAGCATCCCCTGCCGGTCGCGTCCTCGTCCCAGACGAAGACCGAGCTGGAGCAGTTGCGGACCCTCGCCTTCACTCCCTACGCGCGCCTGATCCTCAACACCTCCATCCAGGCCCTCAACATCAAGGGCATCCGCATAGAGGGGGCGGACGACCAGCCCGAGGCATGGAAGTCGTTCTGGCTCCGCAACGGCATGGAGGCCCGGCAGATCGCACGCTGGCGCTCTGCGGTCGGGTACGGCCACGGCTACTCGACCGTTCTGCCCGGCGAGCTGGGGATCAAGGGCGAGCCCGGTCTGGTGATCCGGAACTACACGCCGAAGACCATGACGGCCTCTACGCGGACAGCTTCGATCCGTACCCTGCCATTGCGCTGAACGGCACCCAGCAGTTCGATGAGCGCGGGCAGGAGTACTGGCTCTTCGAGGTGTTCGACGACACCCACGTGCACTACGCCTACGTTCGGGACGTCATGCTCATGTCCCCGGGGTCTCTGCGGATCGAGTACCTGGAGTCCCGCCCGCACGGCGCCCCGGTCACACCTGTGACGTATCACACACCGCTCATGGATGACGATGGAGGATCCCGGGGCGAGATCGTCCCCTTCCTGCCGATCATCCAGCGCCTCGACCAGTCGGTTTACGATCGGCTCCTCATCCAGCGCCAGGCGGCCTGGAAGGTCCGCACCGCGACGGGCCTCAAGAAGCCCCAGGGGTCTGCCGCGCAGGCGAGCTTCCAGGCGACGCTCAAGGCGGGCGACCTCCTGACGTCGGACAGCCCGGAGACGACGTTCGGCACGCTGGACGCCTCCAGCATGGCGGAGCACCTGACGACGAGGGACTCAGACCTCAAGGATCTGGCGACCTCCTCGCAGACGCCGTCGTGGATGCTCACCGGAGAGTCGTCGAATGTTAGCTCTGAGGCGACCAGCGCAATCACGTCCGGCTACCAGCAGAAGATCGAGACGTACAAGCGGTCCCTGGGCCTGTCCAGCCGTCGGGAGTTCGAGCTCGCCGGTGCCATGGATGAGAGCCTCGCCGTGGAGGAAGGTAGCCTGGAGATCCGCTGGGCCGAGTTCCGGCCGTACTCACTGACCCAGATCTCCGACTCTCTGGGCAAGCTCGCCCAGCAGATGGAGATCGACCCGACGCTCCTCTACGAGTTCATCCCGTTCTTCTCCGACGAGGACGTGGAGCGGGCGACGCAGAAGCGCCAGGAGATGAAGGATGAGGCTCTGGCAATGGCCGAAGCGGAGGCCGCCGCGGCCCAGGCGAGCAACCCTGATGCCCAGCGTGAGCGGGGCGTGGCCGGTGACTCCGGCCAGAACCCGAGGTCCTGATGGCGGGCGAGCTCGCGGCGGCGAGGGTCGTCAAGGGTTCGATCGAGCGAACGGCGGACAGGGTCGGCTCACAGGTCTCGGCCCTCTACCGGAAGCACGTCGGCGCGGAAGTCTCCGCTGAGGCGATCGAGCGCTTCGTTAGGGCCGCCCTGCCCGTCGTGCGGGCGGGCGGCAACTCTGCCGGGTCTCTGGTCAACTCCGCGCACCGGCGCGCGCGGCGCGCGGCTGGGGTGACGGGATCCGCGCCGCGGCTCGGCGCGCCCGAGTTCAATGCGGAGAAGGTGGAGTCGTCGCTCCGGTTCATGGGCCTGGTCCGGCCCGCCGAGCAGGCTGGCGCTCTGATCGACCTGCCGTTCCGGCCCCTTGAAGCCGAGAAGGTCTACGAAGAGGTGGGGCAGTCTGCGGCCCGCCAGGTGGTCCAGTCCGGCATGGATGCGGCTGTCAATGCGGCCAGGAAGGATCCCCGTGCGATGGGGTGGGCTCGCGTCACGCAGGGGGTTGGCGCGTGCTACTTCTGTTCGATGCTGGAGTCGCGCGGCATGGTCTACTCCGGTGACTCGTTCATCGAGTCGGACGCGCTCTTCGAGTCGAACGCCTTCCCGCCTGAGGTGATGAGCGGGGAGATGGTGGCGAAGGTCCATGACCACTGCCGGTGCATCCTGGTCCCCATCTTCAATCGCTCCTCTGACATCGTCTCCAACGCGAATCAGATCTACGAGACGTGGAAGCGCGTCCAGACTCAGTACGGGTGGGTTCGGGCGCAGTACGGCATTGACATGATCCAGCTGTGGCGGCTCTACTGGGAGCGTGGCACGGAGGGCATCGACGCCTTCGTTCGCCGTAATCTGTGATGCTATGGTGTCGACTGATGCGGGTAAGTGCTCGCACAACGACTAGCTCGAAAGGGGCGAGATCGTGGCAGACGACGTCATGCCGTGGGAGAAGAACGGCGAGGAGTTCGACGCGGAGAAGGCAAAGGCCTTCATCGTTGGCCTCAACCGGACCATCGACAACCTCAAGTCCCGGAACAAGGACCTGGTCGCTCAGAAGAAGAGCGCTGGCGAGGATGGCGAAGGTCTCAAGGCTGAGAATCTCAAGCTCAAGGTTCAGATCCACACGGGTCTCACTGACAAGCAGATCGCTCGTCTCAATGGCGACACGTTCGAGGAGATGATGGAGGACGCGGAGAACTACGCCGCGGAGACCAACATCGAGCTTCGTTCGCTTCTTGAGCCGGACTCCGATTCCACGGGTACACCTGGCAACGGCCAGGGGAATCAGGGTGAAGGTGAAGGAGAGGGCGAGCGCGAGCCCGTCGCACGCAACTTCCGACCCCCCGCACAGGGCCGTGGCGAACCTTCCGGCCAGTCCGTCGACATGGACGAACTGGCGAAGCAGATCGACTTCGGTTTCTGAGCGGGTTCCCGACTCTCTAGAAGGAGACCCCTCTCATGGTGACCTATGGTCGTCCCACGCCCCAGACTCGGCTCGATGCCGAGCACACCATCATCAAGGCGGAGCAGTTCACCGAGCTCGGTGTCGCTGGCCTCAAGTCCCGCGCATGGCTCCCGCCCGTCTTCCAGATGTTCCCCGGCGAGCGCTTCAAGGGTGCCCTCAATGACACCCTGACGTTCCCGACCCAGCGGTTCACGGTCGCCGGTGAGTACGA